AGGCTCTGCGATACCATCGTCGGACTAACCAGCGAAACCGTTCGTAGCATCATGGGCAGAGATTGGATTTTGTCTGTTGGTTAATGGGAGAGTAGTATAACGCGGCAATCGAAAAATGGAAATGGCGCGAATCGGGTAACATCGAAATCCTAATTAGTGAAGGTTACTCGGAGCCCCTTCTCGAGAAGTATAGGCAGACGCGGTGTCTTGGCTGTGGAAACCTTCGAGAATATTGCCAATGTCCGTTTTCTGGTTCTGCACATCCTTCACAGGAAGAGCGTCGCGATTGGGTGATACGACAACTAAACGAGATGAAAGCAGGTGGTAAGGATGCCTAACTACCCTATCGCCGGTATGTGTCCGCAATGCGGCGAATCCGTCATCGGTCACGGTACAGTATGCCGTCCATCTGCTCCCTGGCCGAATCACTACGTCAAAGCAATCCAGGAACAGAAAACCAAGTGCGAATCGTGTCAGTGGAAGCTTTCCCTCCGGCAGATTCACAACGCTCCAAATTGCCATACATGCGGCAAGCATCGCGGCTGTGAATATCGTCCAGAGTTGGGAAAACTGATTCGTTTTAACTGTCCGCTATGGGCGAAACGCGATAAGTAGCCATCAAAGGAGGTGTGCACATGATCTGGATCGGTATTGCCATTGGATTCTTTGGCCTGTTATTCGCTGAATTGATCGCGGCGGTCGTGTTCGGGGTGCGCAAATATATGAAAGACCAAAAAGCCTTGAAAGGAAAAAAATGACATGAAACGGACACGCTACAAAGCAACCCCGGAGGATATGCTAATTTTCCATCCACCAGAGATTCCAGAGCCTTGCACCGAGTGCCCAGCGAAAAGGGACTGCTGGGACTTCAGGCCACCCAACCCTCGATGTGGAGTGCCAACCAACATTCATTGCATTGATTGCCGGAAATGTTGCCAAAAGAACACCGATGCCGATTGCCCCAGGCTCACCGGGGAAGAAAAGCGCGACCGTGCCATCTTAATCGAGCAAGCCATAGAGAACGCGCTGCGGCGCGGAACGCTTGACCGATGGAGCGTATCGGACAACAAAAATCCGCACTTCCGCGAATGGAAGGAAGAACATCTCGCAGAATTAAAGGCCAGAGGCATTAGATGGCAGGCGTGAGCTTTACAGGGCAAGATCACGAACTTATCCCACAACAAACAGCGCAGGAGGACTTTGATTATGTCAAACCAAAGCCGAGTAGGTCGGGGAGCTTACGCTCCCTTTGTCGCAGCACACGATCTGGGTCGCATCACAGAAAAGCTGGAAGCATGTAATTACGAAAAGGGACTGCATTGCTTCGCGAACACAGAAGGAAAATGCCGAGCTCTTTCGCTGACCTACCCGCCCGGAAAGCCATGCCCATTCTACAAGACGGTGCGGCAAGTCGAAAAAGAGGATGAAGCAAGGGAGGAGGCGAAAAAGCTTGACAGAGCTAGAGCTAAAGGAGATTCTTCAGTTTGAGGCCAAGGGTATCAGGCGATACCGAGAGAGGATCGACGACCTACGAAACCCGTCTGTGCGTGCCCCTGATGCGAATGCAGAGGTGGTAAGTGGAGGGAAAAGAGGCGATGGGGTATTGAACTCAACCTGTGAGATCATCCGACTGGAAGAGCAAATGCAAGCCCACGTCGATACTGTGTGGAAGTATCTTGTTTATTGCGATACCGAGCTTCAGAGGGACGTCATAAAGTACCGCTACATAGACTGGATGCGCTGGGAGAAAATAGCGTTAAAGATGCGGTACTCTGAGCAGCACGTATACCGGCTTCATTGGCAGGCTATGAGAGTTATTTGCAATAAACTCTCCTCTTAGTCAAAAGACTTGCATGAGAGTTAGATGTATGCTAAAATGTCATTGTGAAGTATTGCATCAAGGCCCCGGCTGTTATGGCTGGGGCTTTTGCATTTCCTTGGAGGTAAGCATGGATAAAGAGATTGGTTCAATATCACGTCTTGCAAAAAAATGTTCTGCGTGTAAAATGCGCGACGACTGTAACCAGAAGCGCAAGGAGGCATGTGCGCTTATGGTTGAACCGCCCGACTTGACATTGCCCGCGCTAAAAGATGCGGTGCAGCCGTTGATGCAGGACTTATTGATTAAGCGTGATTACCGCGATATCAAGGTTGGCGAAAACACTACGGTTACCATTGACCTTGAAGAAATCAAGCGCGATTTACGTAATCAGATTTTCGCACAGAATCTGATGCGATTAGCCTGCTGATGTGGGCAGATGAATAACCACAGCAGCTTCGGTTATAGCTGGAGCTGCTGATCATTTTATGGGGTGATGATGTGCCGAGATCAAGAAGCCCAGGAAGCATCGAGGCCGAAAAACTCTACAAAACAGGAAGAAAACTTGTGGACATAGCCCGCGCGCTTGGGGTCCCCGAAGGGACTGTGCGCCGCTGGAAATCTATCCAAAACTGGGATGGCAAGAATGGTGAAACCGAAAGCGAACGTTCGGAAGTGAAAGCGAACGCTCGAAAACAAAATAAGCGAACGCCGCAGTCCTCTACTAAGCCAAATAATCTAGATCATCAGCTGGCGGCTGCCGTGGAGGCAAACGATGAACTATCCAAGCAGGAAAAGGATTTTTGCCTATACTTCTCCAGGATAAGGAACGCCACGCAAGCCTACCTGAAGGCGTATGGGTGCGCATACAACACAGCGCGGACAGAGGGATCCCGTACCCTTGCAAATCCTAACATTCAAGCAGAGCTGGCCCGCCTGCGGGAGATCAAGATCGCCTCCCTCGGATTGCTCTGCGGTGAGGATATTGTAGACCTGCGCGCACGCCTTGCTTTTACCGATATTACCGACTTTGTGGAGGTGCGCGACGGAGCCGTTTCCGTAAAGGACAGCGATCAAGTCGATGGGCAGCTTATCAGTGAAATTTCCGAAGGGAAAAACGGAGTGAGGATCAAACTGGAAGGTCGGGAAAAGTCGCTTGTTTTCCTTGAGGGTTACCTTAAGATGAAGGCTACGGAGCAGGAGGCGGAAGCAAAGAGAGGCGAAGACAGGCAGTTATTCGCTGATATACTACGCAACCCAGCGCCGAACAGGGAGTTGCCAGCAGATGAATGAACCAATGCCATTCACGCAGAGGCAGATGGAATATCTGCAACGCAGCTTGTTCTCATGGCTCAATGTAGCCGAAGGCGGAAAGCGCGGCGGGAAAAACGTGCTTCAGGTCATGGCTTTTTGCATCGCGCTGGAAGAACACCCAAGCCGACTGCACCTGATTGCAGGTGTGTCTGTAGCGACAGCAAGATTGAACATCATCGACTGCGACGGCTATGGACTTATGAATTATTTCGATGGGGCCTGTAGGACTGGAACATATCAAAACAGGGATTGCCTATATGTGAAAACCGAGCGCGGAGATGAAAAGATCATCCTTGTGTCCGGCGGCGGCAAAAATGGAGACGAAAAGCTCATCCAGGGAAACACGTATGGCATGGCTTACGTTACAGAGGCTAACCTGTGCGCCCCCGCTTTTATCAAAGAAATTTTCGATCGGACGATCTCAAGTCCGAATCGAAAGATATTCCACGACCTGAACCCAAAAGCGGAAAGCCATTGGTACTACAGCGATATTCTGGCCCAGCATGAGAGGAAACAGCAAGAGAATCCCTCATACGGGTATAATTATGGGCACTTCACACTTACCGATAACATGAGCATTAGCGATGAGCAAATGCGGCGCGTAATCGGTACGTACGATAAAAATACAGTTTGGTATCAACGTGATATTCTGGGGCTGCGGAAGCAAGCGGAAGGCTTGATATACCAAACATTCGCTGACGACCCAGAGTCTTTCCTTGTGGACGCAGGGGAATACCTTAAGGAAAAGCGCTTGGCGCGCGTTCTAACTGGCGTAGACTGGGGCCACAATAAATCAGCCAATACGCAGGTTGCTTTTGTGGTTACGCAAGGCATTGAGGAGCTTATTGCTTTAGATGAGTTCTATACGACGGAAAAGCTTGATCCGGAGCAGCTATACAGTAAACACCTGGAATTTATGCGCGGGGTTGAGCGGAGGTATGGCCGGATGGTAACCTATTGTGACAATGCGGAAATGATGCTTGTGCGAGGCCTGAAAAATTCAGCAGCGAAGGCAGGAATCGCGGCGGGTGTGCTGGAGTGCGTGAAACGGCCGATAACGGACCGCATTGTTTTATTCAATTCTCTGTTTGCGCAGGGGAGAATTAAGATCGACCGCAATAGGTGCCCGAAACTAATTGATGCGTTCAAGAGCGCTGTATGGGACAGCAAAGCAGTCGGGAAAGACGTGCGCCTTGACGATGGCACAAGCAATATTGATAGCCTTGACGCGGCGGAATACGCCGTTTGCGGGATCATGAAAGAGCTTGAGATAGCTGGGAGGGTTAGAAATGGCGGTTGATAAGTCTGGTCTTATAAAATATCTAAACTCCAGGGGATACGACGATATAAGCAATTCTATGGACAGCTACATAAGCTCGTGGAAATCCTGGTACCAGGGGAAGGTGGATTCATTCCATAGCTACACCCTCCTCAGGGGGGGGCACAGGATCACGCAGACGATGGCGAGTATGCAGCTCGCAAAATTCGCCTGTGAGCAGTGGGCGAATTTCCTGTTCAACGAAAAGTGCGTCATTTTGATTGATGACGGGACGGAATCTAGTCCGGATGAAGAAAACGAGGAGGAGCAGCAGGTCGGTATAATGGGCCGCAATCGCACGGCAGAATATGTCCGTAGCGTATTCGATGAAAACGACCTGTATGTAAAAATCAACGAGTACCAGGAAAAGAAGTGCGCGTATGGGACTGTTGCGTATATCCCTTATTTTGATAACGGGCGCATTAAGTTGAGTTACGCGCTTGCGGATCAAATGATCCCGCTAAGCCATTCGTATGGGCATATAACGGAGTTGTGCGCCTATTCCTCAATAGTGGCTGGCGGAGAAGAGTACGCGTTCGTGCAACTTTTCACACTGGCCAACACTCCCCTCACGGAGGCCGTGGATGGCGAATCGAGCGGATCGCAGTACATAATAGAAAACATTCTTTTGAAGAAGCCGGATAGAGGTGGGGATTATGAGGAGATTGACGACATAAGCGTAATCCCAGGCTTTGAGAAAGTCGAGGCGTTTGTTGAAACAGGATCAACAAAAATTCCGTTTATTGTTGACAAACCAAATATTGTAAATAATATTGACGTTGATAGCCCGTTTGGGTTGGCAGTATTCGCCAACAGCATTGATTCAATGAAGATGGCCGATACTGTTTTTGACAGCTATACCGATGAGTTCATACTAGGCCGCAAGCGAATTATTGTGAGCGAATCCATGGCAGAAATGATAAGCGGTAGACCTGTTTTCGATCCAAGCGAAACAGTGTTCATGCAGATTCCACTCGGGACAAAAGACGATAATCCGCTGATACAGGAAATCGACATGAAGATAAGGGCGGATGAGCATAAGCAAGCCATTCAGTCCGCGCTTGACCTGTTTTCATACCAGAATCAGTTCGGTGAAAACTTTTTCAAGTTCACAGACCGCGGCGCTGTTACGGCAACGCAGGTCATATCCGAAAACAACGGCATGTTCCGGGCGAAGAAAAAACACGAGATTATCCTTGAATCCGTCCTGGTTGATCTTATCCGGCTCATAATTGAGGTCGGGATTCGGAACAAGATGGCGGATGGGCTTAACCCGGGCCCGACAATCAAGGTGAAATTTGATGACAGTATCATCGAGGATAAGGAGCAGGAGATACGTCGGCGCATGTCAATGGTAGCTGGAAAATTATACGATCCTGTTGCGTATATCGCTTGGTACTTCAACGTAAGCAGGGATGACGCAATAAAACTAATGCCGCCAATGTCTGTTTCCGCGGCGGAAGAGGAGGGGATACGGTGAGGACGCATACGACCGTTAGCGTGTTAGGTGAGGAGTGGGACGTCAACATCAAGGCCGCCAACGATGAACTGCGGCTTACTGGCGGCGGGTTCTGCGACGATACGGTGCGTGAATTGTGCGTCAAAGCACTTTCCCAAAAAGAACTTGAAGAGCCTGACACGGTTAAAAACTACGCGGCCCGGCAACGGCATTGTGCTGCGCACGAAATCGTTCACGCGTTCCTATTCGAGAGCGGCCTTAGCGCAGATTCATGGGCCGACAACGAAGAAATCGTTGACTGGATCGGTCATAACATCAAGCGTATGGCTAAAGCCCTGGAGCAGGTAGAGCAAGGGCTGGACTTCCAAGAGGGAAGCAAAACACAATAATCAGCGAACAAAAAGGCATATAGACGAAAGGTTAATGGACTAAACAGAACAGGAGAAGAGAGTCATGAAGATAATCCAGAGTGGAAACATTATGCGCCCGGAGCAGACGATTAAGCGATTCAGGTGCCGCAATTGTGGGTGTATCTTTGAATGTGTCCCGAGAGAATACATGATCGAAGACGCCCAGCGCACGGTTAGATATTTAGCTAACTGCCCGGAATGTTCCGGGCTGTCGTTCCAGGTTGTAATGCGCGGGGAAACATAAACAGAGCCGCCTTGCGGCAGCTCTTGGC